GTCTATCAACCCATATGCCAGCTACGATATTGGAAGCAGTTCATCTTATAGCCCGTTTACAGACCAAAATTCTGCGTATTACATGGGTGCTTATGACAACAGCTCATACATAAACCCATACGAATCCACAGATATATCCAGCATAACACCTGAGATTGCCCAGACAGGTTATAACCTTTATGGCTTGTCACCTGAGTCATCTATTGGCAAAGTTAGTCAGTTTGGCGTGGGCGATGTGTCTGGGGCAAACAATGCGCCAACCGTTTCATACAATGCAGATGTTAGCGGCATGACAGGGTATGATCCTTTAACAAGTGCCATTGCTGAATACACCAAAAGCCTTGAGCCAGCCCAAACCCCGATTGAAAATGCAACAAACAAAGCCGAATCTCTTGGTATCCTTGACCTTATCAGCAACGCGCTTGTGGGGAACGCTAATGCTGCAACAATGCCAAACGCCAAAAATGAAGAAGGTAATAAGGATCAAAGCAAGGAAAAAACAGATAGCAATAATAATGTTCAGCAACCTGTTCAGCAGGAAGTTGCGTTCAAATCTCCTGATGCAAAGCAAGAGTCGAAAGCACAGGATACTGACATTATTTCGTCGGCTATCGACGCCATTAAAAATGTTGGGACGGGCATTAGCGACTATCTTCAAAGGGCCGTTGCTTCAGAACCTTCTGCAAAATATGGGTCTCAAGAAAACCCATACATTCAAAAAAATGGTGTCATTCAGCCTGATCCGTTGAGTGGTCAAAATGTTCCAAAGCCTTCAAATCTGGTTGAAGGAAAATTTCCAGATCGCGCTCCAACAGATCCGTTGGAAGCTCCACCTACGCCAAATTGGCAAAAAATTCGAGAAACACTGCCTGACGTTTTTGGACCAAACAATGCAAAGGCTGGTGAATTATTGCCTGTTTTTGCAAGAGGAACAAATCCAGCAGGGTCAGTAGCTCCTGCTGCTGGAACTGAAGGCATGACAGCGGGAACTACAAACCCATTTCCTCTTAAACCTCCTGAAGCAGCTGCTCCAGTTCCTTTGCCCCCTATCCCACCTGAAGGACTTAGGGATAACAACCCAGTCACAGCCTTTGCAAATAAGGCTTATGGCCGAGCAGAAGATGCAGTTAGGGATGTTGCAAATGACCCATTTGGAACTGGACTGAGAGTTGCTGCCGATGCTCTACCGGGAGTTGCATTAGGATTGCCCGGAGCATTGGGAAATTATGCTCTTAAAGCCGCAGGGCTTCCAAGCGCATCTGACATCCTCCTAGGGCCAAAAGCTCCTTCAGATATGTATAGTGATAATGATTATATGTATAGGAATAATGATGCTGACAGAGCTAAAGCGGCCAAAAATTACCTTTTGCCGTATGAGTATGCTAACCAGCTACCAAGAGAAGATTTTGATATCAAAGCCCCAAATATGGAAGGTGTTGATACTAGAGCTAGAATTTCAAACCTGATGACTCCAACATCACAGATGGCTCCATTCCAAATAACAGATGTGCCGATGTTGCAATCTATGTATAAGCCTTCTTCTGGCTATATCCCAACGCCCCCATTTGGAGGTGGTGGTGGCGGAGGTGGCGGCGGCGGTGGCAGTGGTGGCGGTAGTGGAACTCCAACAGCCGCTCAGATTGCGGCTGCAATGAAAGCTATGGATAAATTGACTCCTGTTGCCCAGTATCAGCCATCTGGCCGTCAATATGTTAACCCAAACATCAACTATTATCGCTATGGATACGGTCCACAACAGTCATTCTACAAAGCTGAAGGCGGCGCAATAGGCCCATTAAACAGGATGCGGAACACATAACATGGTTGATCCCAACGGCATGAATCCAGACCAAGATGATGATGAACACGATGACATCGAATATACCGATGACGGTGGTGCTATCATTACGCTTGGTTCAGAGGTTGAAGAGAACCCTGAATTTTATGCAAATCTGTCCGAGCATATGCCAGATTATGTTATGTCTGATCTTGCCGATGACATCCTTGATTCAATTCAGCGCGACAAAGACGCCCGTAAACTGCGCGACAAACAATACGAAGAAGGCATCCGGCGCACTGGCCTTGGTGATGATGCCCCCGGCGGCGCACAGTTTCAAGGTGCAAGCCGTGTTGTTCATCCAATCCTGACGGAAGTATGCGTGGATTTTGCAGCGCGTTCCATTAAAGAACTGTTTCCACGCAGCGGCCCAGACAGCGGACCCGTCAAAGATCAGATCATTGGCGAAGCTACGCAGGAAAAGGTAGACAAAGCCAAGCGCAAAAGCCGTTACATGAACTGGCAGCTCACAGAGCAGATGCCAGAGTTTCGGTCTGAGCTTGAGCAGCTGCTGACACAGGTTCCTCTGGGCGGTGCGCAATACCTCAAGCTGACATGGGACAAACGCTTGAAACGTCCACGCCCATTTCTCATCACCATTGATGATATGTATTTGCCGTTCGCTGCTACGTCATTCTACACGGCAGAACGCAAGACGCAGCGTCAGCAAATTACCCGTCTTGAATATGACCGCCGTGTGGCATCAGGTTTGTATCGTGACGTAGATCTGCCAAATGCTGCACCGCCAGAACAGACCAAGGCTGAAGCTGCCAACGACAAGATCGAAGGCCGCGAACAGACAGACGCTTACGATGAAGATGGTTTGCGGATGATCTATGAAATCTACATTGACTGCGAGATCAACGAAGATAACATAACAATGGGCGATGTGGCTCCATACATTATCACCATTGACCATTCGACTTCGACTATCCTCTCCATCTATCGCAACTGGGATGAGGCAGATCCTCGCCGTGTGGCATTGGATTGGATCATTGAGTTCCCATTCGTCCCTTGGCGTGGCGCATACCCAATCGGCATTGTTCATATGATTGGTGGCCTTGCGGCATCAATCACTGGATCTCTTCGTGCTTTGCTGGATAGTGCGCATATTCAAAACAGCCAGACAGGATTGAAGTTGAAGGGCGGCTCCAAAGGCGGTCAGTCTTTGAACGTGCAACCAACACAGATCCTTGAAATTGAAGGAACGCCAAACAACGATGACATCCGCAAGATGTTCATGCAGTTGCCGTTTCCCGGTCCATCACAAACGCTCTACACATTGATGGGCTTCTTGGTCGATTCGGCCAAAGGCGTTGTGCGCACGACGTTTGAAGATCTGTCCGACAATCCAGACCGTTTGCCAGTAGGAACAACTCTTGCTTTGATCGAACAGGGCATGACGGTGTTCAACGGTATTCATGCTCGGTTGCATGATTCAATGGGCAAGACGCTTAAAGTCCTGCACCGCTTGAACTCATACTATCTGGATGAAGCAGATGTTATTGCTCAAACCGGAGAGCTAATGGTTAAACGGTCTGACTTCGAAGGGCCACTCGATGTGGTTCCTGTGTCAGATCCAAACATCTTTTCCGAAATGCAGCGGTTTGCACAAATCCAGATCATAGAGCAACGCGCTCAAGCGATGCCCCAGCTTTATGATTTGCGCAAAGTGGAAGAGTTGATCCTTGAACGGACCAAGATTCCACAGGCAAAAAAACTGTTGGTTCCTCTTCCAAAGCCAGAGCGTCTTAATGCTGTTAATGAAAACTTGGCCGCAACGATGGGAAAGAGTTTGATTGCCTTTCCTGATCAGGACCATCTCGCCCACCTTAAAGTGCATTTGGATTATCTGACAAACCCAGCTCTGGGGGCTAATCCGATTATCGCACCAGTCATCATTCCTATTGTGATGAACCATGTAAAAGATCACATTGCTCTTTGGTATGTAAATGAGATTGTAAACGTCGCATCAAAAGCAGCTGGCCGTGATGTATCAGAGCTGATGGATGTCAAAGATCCAAGCATTGATCAGGAATTTGACCGTATGCTTGCGGCGGCAAGTGGTCTGGTTAACCAAGAAGCTCAAGCATTGCTGGGTGCAATTCCGCAAGTTGTGCAACAGGCTATCCAGTTCATGCAGTCGCTTAATCCGAAGCCGATGGACCCAACGCAAGTTGCAATGGAGACAACGAAGGTTCAACAGCAGGCCGTTCAGGCCAAGGCGCAGGCTGATCAAGCCAAAGCTGCTATTGACCAACAGAAAATCGAAGCCGACACTCAGGCTAAGATGGCAGAACTGCAAACACGCGAGAAGATTAACCAAGAGGATAATCAAACCGCCATGCTCATTGCAGCGTCTGAGATACAGGCTGGTAAACATACCAACATCAAAAATGGCACAGGTTTAGGTAGACAAGGAGAATAAAATGGCTGGTCCAATTTCACAGCACAAGCGCATGGCTATGGGTCAATCTGTCCCGCAGCATAAAGGTGCAGCCGCCCCAATGAAAAAAGGTGGTATGTTCGAGGGTTCTGCAAAAGATATGGCACAGGATAAGAAACTGGCGAAGAAGCATGGCATGTCCATGAATGACTGGGAAAAGTCCAAGATGGATGACAAGCACGACCGTCAGGAGTCGATGAAAGGTTTGAAGCGCGGTGGGAAGATCTGACTACCAGCTTATAGAGCGGGTTATTATAGCGTTGAAAAAGGAGCTAAACGAATTAGCTCATAGTGCGCTTTCTAGCCCAGCTCAACGAGATGCCTATGAATATGGGCGTATGGTCGGTAATTATGCTGGCCTTAAACGAGCCGTGGAGACTATCGAAACGGCTGTCTACAGTGAAAGTGAGGATGACGATCATGGTCAATATCGCCGTGGTGAATCCCCAATCATCAGAACTTGATGTTGCATTTCCCGAATTAGATTTCGGTATTGCACCAACAGGTTCTCGTGTTTTGGTCCAAATCCGTCGGGCCAAGAAGATGACTAAGGGGGGGATACATCTGTCCGACTACGATCAAGGGGCAGAAGCAGACAATACGCAAGTGGCAAAGGTCGTGGGAGTAGGACCGTTGGCATTTCGCAATCGTAATACAATGGAGCTTTGGCCAGAGGGTGCTTGGTATAAACATGGTGACTTTGTGTTTGTTCCGAAGTATGCTGGTGCAAGATGGCGCAGGGATATTCCCGGCGAGCTTGGAGAGAAGGTTGAGTTCGTGATCTTCAACGACCTTGATATTGTTGGCAATGTAACCGGCGATCCGTTGTCGGTTCTGGCATATATTTGAGGTGTGACATGAACGACAAACGCAAACTCCACGAAGATGACGAACACGACGCCGAATTGGAAATCATCGAGATTGATGAACAAGACGATGATGATGATGAGGACGAGCGTCTTGAGTCCGACCAGCGTGATGCTCAGGATGAAGGAGAAGATGGGAGTGAAGAGAACACTCGCCAACTTCGCCGCAAACGCCAAAAGGCGCGTCAGAAAGATCGAATCAAACGTGCGCGTGAAGAAAACGCTGTCCTGTTAACCGAACTGGCGATGGCTAAAGAACGACTTGAGGCTCTCGAAAGCCGCAACGTCCAGTCTGATGCCAGCATTGCAGAACAACGCTACAACTACGCTTTGCAGCAGATTGCTAATGCTGAAGCGTCGTTGAAGGAAGCATTTGAGACTGGCGATGGTGACAAAGCGATTAAAGCGCAGCGTCTCCGTGAGCAAAGTGTCAGAATGGCGCATGAGGCTGAAGAGCTGAAGCGTCAGTTAACCAATCCCCAGTTGCAGCAAAAAGTTCCATCTTTGGACGCAAGGACGGAAAACTTAGCTAAACAGTGGATGCAAGAGAACTCTTGGTTCAATCCTGCCGGAGAGGACGAAGATTCGATTGTGGCTCGTGCCATTGATGAGGCATGGGCAAAAGAGGCTCGGCAAAGAGGTGTTTCACCTTCGAGTGAGGACTATTGGGACGAATTGGATGCGCGTGTGAGACGGCGGCTTGGTCCTGCTGTTGACCGGAAGCGCGGTAGTTCTGGCCCACCCGTGACTGGCCGTGGCGAGTATTCTCCACGGGCAACAACGCGAGAGCAAGTTCCTCTATCTGCGTCTCGTATTCAGGCACTGAAGGATGCGAATCTTTGGGATGACCCAGAGACACGCAAGAAGTATGTGCGCAAGTATCAAGAATACGACAAACAGAACTCAAGCCGTTAACCTCGAAAGGAAATCGTCATGTCAGACGAACGTATTAAGAAAAGTGAAGATTCTGCCAGAGCCAACCGCGCTATGTCGGACCGCCCTGTTACCGAAAACAGAGTTGTGACTGACGAAGATCGTTTGGATATGTTCAAGGCTTCACTCTATCAATCTGCGCTGCCGGATCTACCTGATCTTCCCGGATACCATGTTTGCTGGCTGACAACCACAAACCCCCGTGACTCGATCCATTATCGTCGCTCCATTGGTTATGTTCCAGTGACTCCTGAGGAAATTCCCGGTTGGGATTACATTTCCATCAAAACAGGCGAATATGCTGGCATGATTGGTGTCAATGAAATGGTTGCCTTCAAACTGCCTATGCGTCTCTACGAAGCGTATATGCACGAATCGCACCATGAGCGGCCTCGCCAAGAGGAGCAGAAGCTGGCTGATACTGCCGATTTCATTCGAAATCAAGCCAAGCAAATGGGGTCGGATATTCAAGAAGGTGATGGTCTTTCCAGTTTGCGTTCCCCTATGAACCGCTAACTTTGAGGATGAAGAAATGCCTTCAACTTCCGCACCGTTTGGCCTTCGTGCGATTTACTCCCCAATGGGGATTACTCGCCCGTATAGCGGCCAAATTAAATCTGGGTATGCCGCTGATATATTTCAGTTCATGCCTATTCGTTATGGCCTTTCAGGGGACTCCGGTTCCGTTGAAGGTTATATTGTTCAAGCAGCTGCTGGCGAACGCCTTCTCGGCACTTTTATGGGTGTTGAATGGGTTGATGCCACTGGCCGTCAGCGTGTTGGCAACTATTGGCCAAGTGGCACGACTGGCACTAACATCATTGCTTATTTCACAACCGATTACACAATCGTTTATGAAATTCAGGCAAATGCTGCATTGTCCATTGCCTCTATCGGTGGTCAGTATGACATCTCAGGTGTAACGGGTAATACCACCACCGGATTGTCAACTGCACAACTCGATGTCGCTTCGGGGACAACCAATGCAGGACTTCGTGTCATCGGCTTGTCCAACTATGTCAACAACGCTTGGGGCGACACATACCCGATTGTTCAGGTCCAGATCTCTGAACATCAGAATGTCGCTGACCGAGCTGCTTACTAAGGAGGGCATGAACTATGGCACTTCCAATGAGGTCTACTGACTTTCGTTCAGTCGTTGAACCGATTCTGAACGAAACCTTTGATGGTATCTACAACGTCCGTTCGGACGAGTGGAAACAGGTTTTCCGTGAACAGCGCGGTATCCCCCGTAACTATCACGAAGAACCAGTTCTCTACGGTTTTGGTGCGGCCCCTGAATTGCCTGATGGCACGGCAGTGACCTACCAGAGCGGCGGCGTTCTGTATCTTGCCCGATACACTTACCGTGTATACGGCATGGCCTTTGCGCTCACCAAGGTTCTCGTTGAGGACGGCGATCATATCTCGATTGGCCGCACCTACGCAGAGCATCTTGCTCGTTCGCTCATCGAAACCAAGGAAACGCTTGGTGCTAACATCCTGAACTACTCGTTCACCGCTGGTTATAACGGCGGCGACGGTGTTTCGCTTGTTAACGCTTCGCATCCTATTGCAAACGGTCAGACGTTCTCGAACGTCCTGTCCACGGCAGCTGCACTGTCCCAGACTTCTCTGGAACAGATGCTCATCCAGATCCGTCAGGCTGTTGACAACAACGGCAAGAAGATCCGTCTTGAGCCTAAAAAGCTGGTCGTGTCGCCTTCCAACTTCTTCCAAGCTGAAGTGTTGATGAAGTCGGCTCTGCGCACCGGGACCAACAACAATGACATCAACCCATTGACCACAACCGGCGTTTTGTCCGGTGGTCAGGCTAACCTGTCGCGTCTGACTTCAAACACCGCTTGGTGGGTGCAGACTGACGCTCCAGAAGGGTTGAAGTTGCTGATGCGCCGTCCGCTGGAAAAGAGCATGGAAGGTGACTTTGAAACCGACTCCATGCGCTACAAGGCCACCGAGCGTTATGTGTTCGGTTGGACCGATCCTCGCGGCGTGTTTGGCACTGCTGGCGTATAAAAAACTAAGCAAGGGGGTGGATATTTCCACCCCTTTGTTGCATACTACATCATCTGAAACGGTCAAACTTTTCAAGGAGCAGACCAATGGGACAACATAGTGATGACACATGGATGGGGACAGCTACTGGTCCTCAGACAAATAGCTGGGCAACCAGCGGAAACCCCGGCGTAATTGGTCAGGGTGTTGGCCCATTGGGTCGAGTTTACATTTTTGACATTGTGCCAGCTACGGCTTCGGCGATTAACATTGTCAACGTCGCAACCGCACCTACTAGTGGTGGCAACGTGACGCTGAACGGCGCACTGGTTTCTGGCGGTGTAGCAACTCTTGATGTCACCCGTAATGTGGTTTTTGTTTCGTCAAATGCTGGCGATACAGCACAGACGGTTACTGTGACTGGAACTGACTATTATGGCCAGACGCAGACCAGCCGAGTCACCCTGAATGGCACAACTCCTGTTGCTGGTTCCAAAGGCTTCAAAACCATTACTCAGGTTACGACCTCTGCAACCATGACTGGCACGTTGTCGGTTGGCACGGGCATCAAATTTGGATTGCCTTACCGTGTCACCGATGCTGGCTATCTTCTGCGCACTGGCTGGGATAATGCGGTTGCTGACAATGGCGGCACATTCGTAGCTGGCGATGCAACTTCTCCTGCGACTGTATCAACAGGTGACGTTCGTGGCACATTTGCTCCAACAGGTAATGCTCCTGATG